TATCATGGATTCCTCCAGCACACCTGCAAAATAATGTAGCCGTAAGAAATAATTTAAGGTACCCACTGAATGAGCATCTAGGTATTTTTGGATGCGATAGTTATGACATATCTGGAGTAGTTGGTGGTGGAGGTTCAAATGGAGCGTTACACGGGCTGACTAAGTTTCACATGGAACAAGTTCCTACAAACCATTTCTTCCTTGAATACATATCTAGGCCTCAAACAGCGGAGATATTTTACGAGGATGTAATAATGGCAATTCATTTTTATGGGATGCAAATTTTGGCAGAGAATAATAAACCTAGATTACTATACCATTTAAAGAATAGAGGATATAGGCCATTTAGCATGAACAGGCCAGATAAGCCACTAGCAAAACTGTCAGTAACAGAAAGAGAACTAGGTGGGATACCGAATACGAGCGAAGACGTAAAGCAGGCACACGCAGATGCCATACAGACATACATAGAAAAATATGTTGGGTACGACTTAGACGGCACCTATAGAGACTCAGAAGAAATTGGCGATATGTTTTTTAATAAAACACTACAATCTTGGGCTAAATTTGATATAAACAATAGAACTAAATTTGATGCTGCAATAAGTAGCGGACTTGCAATAATGGCTGGACAGCGCCATTTGTACGTTCCAAAGACTGAGAATACAAAAATAAGTATTAAATTTGCGAAGTATGACAATTCTGGTAGAACTAGTCAGCTATTAAATAATGAGAGATAAAAAAAATATATCAATTCCGAAACAACCATTCCCTAGTGCAAACGTAAAAGATTCAATAAAGGCTACTGAAGAGTATGGATTAAAGATAGGTAAAGCAATACAGCACGAATGGTTTCAAGAGGGCGGAGGTACTTGTAAGTTTTTTACTAGATGGACAGACTTCCATAACACTAGGCTATATGCTAGAGGAGAGCAGCCTATTCAGAAGTATAAGAAAGGGTTTGGAGAAGACTTGTCGCATATAAACATGGACTGGACTCCAGTTCCAATTATCCCAAAGTTTGTTGACATCGTTGTAAACGGTATGTCAGATAGAACCTTTAGTACAAAGGCTAGAGCTGTTGATGCTATGTCTGCTGAAGGAAGGAATAAGTACCAACAAATGGTTAAGTCTCAAATGGTAGCAAAGCCTTTCTTGCAGTTAATGAAAGATAAGTTTGGGGTTGATAATTTTAAGGTTCCTCCAGACGAATTGCCAGAAACGAATGACGAGCTTGCTTTGTTCATGCAAATGAAGTATAAGCCGAGGATAGAAATAGCTGAGGAGACAGCTATTGATACAATATTTGAATTAAATAACTATGAAAATCTAAGAGATAAGTTTCACTACGACTTAACAACTCTTGGTATTGGGATAGGTAAGCATACATTTAATATTAATGATGGTATTAGAATTGAGTATGTTGACCCAGCAACAGTCGTTCATTCATACACAGAGTCTCCTACATTCTCTGATTGTTTTTATTGGGGAGAAGTTAAGACAGTGCATGTAAGTGAGCTATTGAAACTAGACCCAGATATGGATGAAGAAGAGTTAGAGGAAGCGGTAAGAGGCGGACAAGAATTTGGCGATTACTATATAGGGATGGCAAAATACAGAGAAAGTGTTTTCCAGAAAGATACTGTGACATTACTATATTTTAATTATAAAACAACTAACAGCGTTGTCCATAAGAAAAAGAAATTAAATAATGGAGGAGAGAAGGTAGTTAAGAAAGACGATAGTTTTAATCCAGAGCCAAATGAGAATTTTGAAAAGATAGACAAAAAGATTGAGGTATGGTATGAAGGCGTAATGACGCTAGGGTCAAATATGCTTATCAAATGGGAGCTTTGCAAGAATATGGTAAGACCAGATGCCGCAATACAGAAGACATATTCAAACTATGTAGCATGTGCCCCAAGAATTTATAAGGGAGAGATTGAGTCTTTAACTAAGCGAATGATTCCTTTTGCAGACTTAATACAGATGACGCATTTAAAGTTGCAGCAGGTATTAAGCAGAATTGTTCCAGACGGTGTGTTTATAGATGCAGACGGTATTAATGAAGTTGACTTAGGTAACGGTGGCGCATATACACCAGAGGATGCATTAAACATGTATTTCACAACGGGTAGTGTTATTGGTCGTTCATATACTCAGGATGGTGAATTGAATCATGGTAAGATACCTATCCAAGAGTTAAATAGTAACAATGGACAGGGTAAGATAAATAGCTTAACTAGCACTTATAATCATTACTTAGGTATGATTAGAGATGTGACAGGGTTAAATGAAGCAAGAGATGCAAGCACTCCTGACCCTAACAGCTTAGTGGGGCTTCAAAAGTTAGCTGCTGCAAATAGTAATACAGCGACTAGGCACATTCTAAATGCCAGCGTATATATTACAAAGATGTTAAGCGAGGCTATATCATATAGGATTGCTGATGTGTTAGAATACTCTGATAATAGAGAAGAGTTTGCAATGCAGATTGGTAAGTATAACTATGACATGCTAGATGAGATAAAATCATTGCCATTGCATAGCTTCGGAATCTTCTTAGAGGTATCACCAGACTCAGAGCAAGAAAATCAATTAGAGAATAATATTGGCATTGCATTGAAAGTAGGGCAGATTAATCTTGAGGATGCTATTGACATCCGAAACATGAAAAACATAAAGCTTGCTAATGAATTATTGAAGCAAAGAAGAAAGTCAAGAGATAAGCAACGAATGGATGAGCAGAAGCAGGCTATGGAACAGCAAACTCAAGGTAACATCCAATCAGCACAAGCATCTAGCCAAGCAAAAGCTCAGTCTCTACAGATTGAAGCACAGGTTAAAATGCAAGTAATTCAAGCTCAATCTCAGGCAGACATGGCTAAGATGGAAAGAGAGGCTCAATTAAAACTTGAGTTAATGAACCAAGAGTTTGAAATGCAGATGAGATTGAAGCAAGCAGAGATAGAGTTGGTTAATGGAAGAGACATGAAGAAGGAAGAAGCTAAAGACAATAGAACAAAGATACAAGCAACACAGCAATCAAAATTAATAGAGCAAAGACAAAACAAAGCGCCATCTGTAGACTTCGAGTCTAACGAGGATTCTTTAGATGGATTTAGCCTAGGAGAGTTTGAACCGAGGTAGTTGTTTATGTATGATATTAGTCATATATTTGCTAAAATTTAATATAATATGGAATTTACTAATGTAAAAATGGTTGATGATGAAGAAAAGTCATTATCAGAAAAAGAAGCTGATGTAATAGCTGCTGCAAAAGAAGAGGAAGTTGCCGTAGAGGCAGAACCTGAAGTAGCAGAAGAAGCTGAGGCGGAAGCAGAGTCAGAACTCAGCGAAACAAGTGTTCTTTCATTTATTAAGAATAAGTTTAATAAAGAAGTAAGTTCTTTAGAAGACTTATTTAAGGAGAAAAACTCAGAGGTTGATATACCAGAAGATGTTTCTGCGTATATGAAGTTCTCAAAAGAAACAGGGCGTGGGTTTGAAGACTTTATAAAAGCAAACAGAGACTTCAACCAAGAAGACCCGAACACATTATTAAAGGAGTACTTGTCAATAAAAAATCCAGAGCTAGATGAAGAAGACATCGAGTTTGAGATGGAGAAGTATGAATACGATGATTTTGACGAAAAAAGAGAAATAGCTGCCAAAAAGGTAGCATATAAAAAAGATATTGCAGAAGCATTAGATTACTTCAATAAGCAAAAAGAGCAGTACAAAATTCCAGTAGCGTCTACTGTGAAAGGATTGCCTGATGACGAAAAAGAAGCTTATGAAATGTTTAAGCAAGCACAATCGCAGGTGGCGACCTACGAGGAAGAGAATAATGCAAAAGTTGAATATTTTAAGCGGAAAACTGATGAGTTGCTTAACGAGAAATTTAAAGGTTTTGAATTTCAAATTGATGGCAAAAATTTAGTATACAAGCCTTCAGATATTGCTAAAATCAAAGAGCAACAATCTAACATTGGCACATTTATTAGTAGCCATGTTGGAGAAAACGGATTGCTTAAAAATGCAGAGGCTTACCATAAAGCGATGGTGATGGCTTCTAACCCAGACATGATGGCTAAATTTTTCTATGAGCAAGGGGCAGCAGATGCTACCACAAACTTTGCAAAAGATAGTAAAAATATAGACATGTCAGGAACTAGAAGTTCACCGCAATCAATTTCAAAGGGTGGCCTAAGTGTTAAAATGGTTGAAGATGACGATGATTATTCTCTGAAAATAAGCAGCAACAGAAAATAATTAACAATTAAAAACAAAAAACCAAAAAAATGGCAGGTACATTATCATTAACCCCTACTTACGGACTTACGCCAACAGCACAAAGAGTCCCAACATCAACAAACTATATTAAGGATTTCAATTTCCTTAATCAATATTTACCAGAGCAGTATCAAAAAGAATTTGAGCGCTATGGTAACAGAAGCGTAGCATCATTCTTGAGAATGTTAAGCGCAGAGATTCCATTTGCATCAGATTTAATTAAATGGTCAGAGCAAGGGCGTTTACATACTAAATATAACAATGTATGGACAACAAACGCAGCAGGTGCTACATCAGCTACAAACATAACATTTAACTGTCAATCAGGTACTGTATGCGCATTCCGTGTTGGTCAAACAGTATTCATTTCTCAAAATGCAGGTACAGCAACAAATAAAGCAGTAATTACACAAGTATCAGGAGCTACGTTCCAAGTTGCTTATTATGAAGCAAGTCAAGCTATTGTAGCAGGTACTTCAACCACAAACTTATGTACTGCATTTGTTTATGGCTCAGAGTTCCAAAAAGGTAAAGCAGGAATGGAGGGTAGCTTAGAGGCTCAATCTTCATTCTTTGAAAACAAACCAATTATCATTAAAGACAACTATGAAGTTAGTGGTTCTGATATGGCTCAAATCGGATGGGTAGAAGTGTCTGACGAAACAGGTGGTTCTGGTTACTTATGGTACTTGAAATCATCTCATGAAACTCGTACTCGTTTTGAAGACTACTTAGAAATGAGCATGGTTGAAGGTAAGCTAGCAGAAACAAGCTCTGGAGCATTAGCTCACCTAAGTCCTTCAGCATCAACTATTACGGGTGGTGCCACTGGCACAACACAGGCAGGTACTAAAGGTTTATTCTCTGAAGTAGAGAACAGAGGTAACGTATGGAGCGGTGGTAATCCGAACACATTAAACGACTTCGATGCAGTTATCCAAAGATTAGATAAGCAAGGTGCGATTCAAGAGAATGCAATTTTCTTAAACCGTCAGTTTAGCTTTGATATTGATGATATGTTAGCAGCTCAAAGTGCAAGCGCTATGGGTGGTTCTAGCTTCGGATTGTTCGACAACGATAAGGATATGGCTTTAAATTTAGGGTTCTCTGGTTTCCGTAGAGGTTATGATTTCTACAAAACAGACTGGAAATACTTAAATGACGCTCAAACTCGTGGTGACTTAGTAGCAGGAGCTGTGAATGGAGTATTAGTTCCAGCAGGTTCAACTAATGTTTACGACCAAGTTTTAGGCAAAAATGCTAAACGCCCATTCTTACACGTTAGATATCGTAAGAGTGAAGTTGAAGACAGAAAGTATAAATCATGGGTTACAGGTGGAGCAGGTGGCGCATCTAATAGCGATGTAGATAGCATGAAAGTTAGTTTCTTATCTGAAAGAGCACTTTGCGTATTAGGAGCTAATAACTTCTTTATCTTTAAAAACTAATAAATAACAAATAATGAGTGGCAGGTGATTCTGTCACTCATTATTAAATTAAATTAAATAAAATGAAATCGACAAAAAAAACACAAGTAGGGAAAGACAAAACGTATGTATTGACAGGCAATAGCTCGCCAATATGTTTCATGTTACAATCAAAAAATAGTAGGAGTTCTCCGTTGCTATACTTCGATGAAGAGACTAACGAAAACAGAGCATTAAGATATGCTAAAAATCAGAAGAGTCCATTTGAAGACGAGCAAGATGGGAACGCAATATTAGAGCATGTAATGTTTGAAGACGGTTCGCTTTATGTTCCATACACAAACCCAACACTACAAAAGTTCTTAGACATCCATCCAGCCAACGGTACTATCTTTAAAGAATTAGACCACGAGGCTATAGCAAAGGATGAAAAAGATGCTTTATTGAAAGAGATAGATGCATTGGTAACAGCTAAGGGATTAGAAGTTTCAGTGGCAGAGTCTATTTTGAGGGTATATGCTGGGGCAAATGTAGACAGCATGACTACAAGTGAAATAAAAAGGGACATATTGATATACGCCAAGAAAAGTCCTAGAGAGTTCTTAGAAGCCCTAGAAGACCCAACGCTAACATTAGACAATACTGTAGCTAGGTCATTCACTGAAGGCATATTTACAATAAAAAACAATGGTAGAGATATCTATTACAACTTAGAAAACAACAAGTTGAAGTTATTGACAATACCTTCTGGGGAAACAGCAGAGCAAGCATTAAGTGCGTTCTTCTTAACACCAAAGGGTCTTGAGGTAATGAAGATGGTTGAAAGTAAGTTGAATTAATTATCTTTGCAAACAACTTAACAACTTTAAAAAAAAATAAAAAAAAATGAAAAGATTAATTAGTTTCCCTATCGGTACAGCAGGAAATAAAGTGATTGTTGGGGTAGATAATATTGCAACAATTACATTCCCTACAACATCTACAATGTTTATATTCTATGTTGGTAGTGCTACCTTAAAAACAACTATTACGTTTACAACAGCTGACGCAACTTATGCGTCTCATAATGCTGTAGTAAAAGCAATTAGTGATGCTTTTGCTATTGGTGCATTTAGTAAAGATAACTTTGCAGTTTATGAACTTCCTACGTTACCAATGGTTAGTACAACGCAGCAGGTTCTTACTTCTGTAGCTTACGCTTAATAGTAACACAACAAATTTTAAAAAAAAATCGCATAATCTTTATGCGATTTTTTTTTATTATCTTTGCTGTCTATGATTGATAAAGTTAGACAGTCCGTATTGTATATCCTAAATAAGGACAACAACGGGTATATTACTCCACAGGAGTTCAATCAATATGCAGGCATGGCACAATTGGATATCTTTAATAAATATTTTGTTGACTATGAAGAAGCAAAACAGCTATTAAAGAATGGTAAGGCAAGCGATAATTATGCTGATACTGTTAGAAAAATAGAGTATAACATAAATGTTTTTTTAGAAAATATATTAATAAGCAAAGAATCAGATACAGCTACTGCGATTGCTGCAATAAATGCAGGCACAGTATCAAGTATAGCTTTAACAAATAGTGGTGGCGGGTACTCTTCTGCTCCAAATGTATTTATCGGTAGCTCTGGCTCAGTAGCGTTTGCTGCAAATACGAGTGTTGCAAAGGGCACAATGTTATCTAGTGGAACGAATTATTTTATCGTAATTACAGCTGGGACTACAGGTGCTAATATTACAAGTTTTGATAAGAATAATAACTTTACAAATGGTTCAGCAGTATTGAAATATGTCACGGTTTCAAATGGTGCTGGTTCAGGAGCGTTAGCAACTGCGAGTATTGATACAAGAGGAAATATTTCAAATATTATAATAACAAATGCTGGTTCTGGTTACACATCGGTTCCTACGGTTATTATTGCAGCAACAAGTGTAGGCAAAGGGTATGCATTACCTTCTGACTGGTTTTTTGTTGATAACATATTTATAGGCAATAACGAAATTCAAAAGGTTAGTACTAGAGAATTAGCTTTATTGTTAAAGTCTCCAAGTGTGTACCCATCGCTTGAGTTTCCAGTGTATAACCAGAAAGCATCTTTAGTGGAGGTTTACCCTAGTTCTATAGTATCCGACATAGAGTTAAACTACATTAGGTATCCAAAGTATCCAAACTGGACTTACACTTCTATTGCAAATGGAGAGCCTATATATAACCCATCTATTTCAGGGTTCCAAGATTTTGAATTATACGATGAAGAGTTTACTAAGTTGGTTACAATTATATTGCAGTATGCAGGTGTTCAAATAAGAGAGACGCAGGTCGTACAACTAGAAGCACAGCGTGAAGCAATGTTAAACAAAAAATAAAAAAAATGCAAGATTCAGTATATTATGGAGATAGTTCAAATTTTGGGAGCTATCAATACCTACCACTAACCGAAATAGTTTCTAACTTCCTGTTGCAAAGTACAGGAGATAACTTCATCATTAACAATACGAGCAGATTTAGCGTAGTATTTTGTGCGAAGAGAGGGATACAAGAGTTGCACTATGATGCAGCAAAAGAAACATTGTCATTTGAGGGGGAAGTATCTTCTTCATTAAAAATGGTTATGCCATCTGATTTTGTAAATTATATAAAGGTTTATAGAGAAGTAAATGGTAACCTAATACAACTTGAAGAGTCTAATTCAGTGATAAGTGCTAGAGCAATGCTGAGAGACTCTACGGGTGCCACAGTTTACGACTCAAATGGTAACGCTGTTTTAGTAGATAGCGACTTAGACTTAGCTAGGATTAATGGTGACGCTCAACAGATGTCTCCAGAGGGCTATTTAGGGTGGTTCATTAATAATGAGTGGTATTACCCATACAACTATCCTTTGCTTGGCATTGATATGGCTAAGATTGACTTTAACCCTACATTTAGACTAGACAAAAAAGCTGGAGTAATTAATTTCTCTAGTGGCATGTCTGGAGAAAAAGTAGTGATAGAATACTTTAGCGATGGGATGAAAGCAGATGATGCAGACATAATGATACATAAAATGGCAGAGGAATATCTGTACATGTATATCAAGTGGGCATTATTAAACGGGAAGAGCGGCATCCCTGAATACGTTGTGAATAGAGCTAGGAGAGATAAGATGGCCGCATTAAGAAACACTAAAATAAGATTAGGTAACAATAGCCCTAGTAAGTTGAAAAAAGCTTTAAGAGGTGCTTTAAATTGGATAAAGTAGTATGAATACAGTAAATACATTTACAGGAGCAAGAATGAACAAGGATATTGACGCTAGGTTAATTCCTTCAACAGAGTATATAGATGCACTGAATGTAGATGTTATAAATTCTACTGATGGCAATAAGAATGGAGTTTTACGAAATTCAAAAGGTAACAGAAGGCTAGAAACGCCAACTGGCACAACGATAGATGTAAAAACAGTGGCAGGTGCAGCATTGACAAACCCTATAACAATAGGGGTATGTAAGTATGAGCCGAACAATGCTATCTATTGGCTCATAGCCTCCGATACAGAGGATATAATTGTGGAGTACATAGACAGACCAGACACCGTAAGTAGTGTTACTGCTGGGCTGTATGGCGTTGTTGGAGATATGACTGTGATACTTCGTGCCGCCAAGGCTTCCCCTACAGCACCTAGTTTATTGGGGTTTAATAAGAACTACTTAATATCAGGTATAAACTACTTTAATGGGTTCCTACTATGGACAGATAATCTATCTGCTCCAAAAATGGTAAATATTGCAGATGCTAAAAACTGGACTGCAACAAACTTTGCTTGGAACATAGATGACATTATTGTTATTGTCAAGCCTCCTGTAAGTGCGCCTTCATTGTTTTTAAAGAATGATACAAATATAAAAACTAATACAAAGAATAAGTTCTTATATTTTTCTTATAGATACAAGTATGCAAACAGTCGATGGAGTTCTATGGCACCATTTAGCAAGGTTGGGTTCTTCCCATCTGCATTTGCTTACGACCAAAATGCGGAAGCTAATGTTGGGATGCAGAATATATACAACTCTGTTGATATAACTGTAAATACTGGTAGTAGACAAGTAACAGATATACAGATATTGTTTAGAGATACGTCATCAAACAATGTTTACATAATTGAGACAATAAATAAAGCTCATCCAATACTACAAACAACCACAATACCAAATGACTCTACTTTTACATATAAGTCTTTTGATAATAATAAAATATACACTGCACTAGCAAGCAGACAACTGACTAGATTGTTTGATAATGTTCCGATAAAAGCATTAGCACAAGACATTATAGGTGGTAGATTAATTTATGGCAACTATACTCAATTCTATGACCTAAAAACAGACTTTAATAGTTTAGTATTACCTAACTATACTGTATCAATAAACTCTACACCTATAGCAACTGCTACTCCACCTCAGCCGAGCTTAAAAACAGGTAGAGATTATGAAATAGGATTAATGTATTTGGATGACTATGGGCGCATGAGTACTGTCTTAACATCACCAAAGAATACAATCCATTTACCATATAGCAAGGCTGGGAATAAAAACTCATTAGTTCTTGATATTGCACATTTCCCTCCGAAATGGGCTACTAAATATAGGGTTGCAATTAAGCAGTCCAAAGATTCATACTATAACATATACCCAAGCGTAGCATATAATGTGGGGACTGGCACTTGGTTTAAAATAAGCAGCAGCGATGTAAACAAAGTCGCAGCAGGGGACTACGTTGTTATAAAAACATTATATACTGGAGTAAGCGGAGATAGCAAGGAATATAAAGTGCTTGAAATTGCTGCAAAAAACTTTGGAGAAATAGTAGCCAATACTAGTCTTGCAGGTACTTACATAAAGTTAAACTATACGCAATCTATAACATCTGCTAACTTGTATAGTTTTACTACCATTGGAGCTAATGGTGGTAACAGTGTAATACTTAATAATAATAATTTTGTTCAATTTGGCTCAACATGGGTATTCTCAAATACTAAAATAAACATAAACTATTCCCCATGTGTACTATATAGAGCTAATGGCACTTCTTTTAAGGGGGCTTTAAGTGGTGCAAACTTTGTCAGGTCAAATGCCCCAAGTAGAGATATAAGGTATATAGTTGAATATATTGGCATAATATCAGGATACCACTGTGTAAATTATAGAGAATTTCCTAGCCAAAATAATATAAATTCAGCTCCAATTGGGTTTAGGAATGTAAGTACGAATGGAGCTTCACCTATTCCACTATATGCATCATTTATGAGTACACAGGTAGGTGAGTTAACAATACTAAATACACACCAATTACAAGTTGGTGACTCTTGGAGGGTTAATGTGTACTCATTATTTAAAGGAACAACTATTGGCGGTAATAGTATAAATTTTCTAGCATGTGTAATAGATACAGACACAATAAAACAAGAAATAACAGGTGGGACTTTGATAGAGTTTCCTATTTTAGAGGATGGGACTTTACTTAATGCTACAGCAAATAAGGCAATAACACCTCCACAATCTTTCATAGCAACTAAGACGTATGTAGATATCCAAGAGTGGTTTTGGGAAGATGGGGCATATTTAACATTTAATCATTTATACCTAAATAATACATCATTTGGATATAAAAATGTATTTTTTAGGAATGCATCTAGCCTTGGTTTTGCAAGCACTACTTTACAGTTATTGAATGCTGCATCAGGTGCAACTTCAAATACAAGAGTATTTATGATAATTAGCAGTGGTGGAGCGGGTACATTCCAAACTGGTGCAATTGGAAAAATGAATATTGGGATTAAAATAACCTACCAAAAAAATGTATTATGTTTAGAAACTGCACCAAAAGATACTGATAGTAAGATATTCCATGAGTGTAGTGAAGATTTTCAAATATATCAGAATGGGAATAACAGATGCCATACAGGGGATATTCAGAACCAAACAGCAATACAACGTGCTAGATTGAATTTACCATTGACATTTAATTGTTTTGCATTTGACAATGGTGTTGAGTCAAATAGAATTAGAGATGACTTTAACGCCCCAACTATGGAGTGGTCTCCTAGGGTTAATGGCGTATCTGAAGATTATGGCCAACAAGTACAATCTGAAAGTTTAACTTACAGCGGTGTATATAGAGCTGATAGCAATGTAAATAATTTGAATGAGTTTAATTTATCTATTGGCAACTTTAAAAACCTAGAGAAATCATTCGGCTCCATCCAGAAAATTAAATCAAGAGATAATGATTTGATTGTAATACACGAAGACAAAATAACAAAGGTATTATTTGGTAAAAACTTATTAAGCGACTCAACAGGTGGTGGCACCGTATCTTCAGTTCCAGAAGTTTTAGGGACACAAATATCATACGAAGGTAACTACGGCATAAGCCGAGACCCAATGACATTTAGTGAATACGCAGGTGACATGTGGTTTAGTGACGTTCAGAGAGGTGTATTATTAAGACTAAACAATCAAGGGTTATTCCCAATAAGTAAAAATGGTATGCAATCATTTTTCAATACTAGGTTTGCTGCTGATTTCTCTACTAAGAAAATTGGCGGATTTGACCCAGTAAACAAGAGGTATATGTACACCGATACATCTATAAAAATAACCAAGCAACCAAACACTATAATTATTAATTCACCTGTAGTTGACGCTATGGGAAGTTCATTGCCTAACTTTTTGAATGGCCCAATACTATCATCTTCAAATAACAATCCAACCCCGTAATGAGTAAGATAATATTAGATACTGATGTATCGTGGAGAATAGAAACTAATGTTGGATGGGTAACAGGGCTGCCAAAGGTAGGCACTGGGTATTTTGAATACACTCCAATTTTTACCGAGAATGCGGGTGCTCTTAGGAGTGGCAATATAACTATAACATACTATACTCCAACGCCAACAATTGAGGTTATCCCAGTTACACAAACTGGGGTAGGTGGATATCGTAATGCTAAAATATTTGTAGTAGGGCTAGAAGAAGACAGCGAACTTCCTGTAAGAATAAAAACAACTGTTGGTGAGTATCAAAATATATTCTCCCCAAATTGTAATACAGAATTAGATATCAGTGGGTTCATGGGCAGCCAGACAATCCCATCAGATAATGAAAACCTTACAATAACACTATACTATATGGGGGACAATGGATATAAACCATTCCTCCATCAATTAAATTCAGTATTATTTGTAGAAACAAATGTGCTATGCAATGACTATATAGATGCTATTGCTGAAGGTGCAACTGCTGTAACATTAACGGATAATGGCACAGATGGATATTCTGGAAATGCGCAATTTAACGCAGGTAATGATTACGCATACTTTGTTTTAGACTACAGAAATATAATAGCTAATTCAACTTTGAATATAGACAATTTAAGTGCATCACTTGTTACTAACTTTAGACTAGGGCAAAACAATAGCGGAGCTGTAGTATTCAGCAGCATAGCAATAACCTCATTTAGTACTGAGTCTATTAAGGAAGTAAACTATGATGGGCAACAGGTATTTAAAGAAGAGAGTGATTTAAGCAATACAATTATACTTACTAACATAAATACAGAAAATCCTTATTCTACCTTATCAATATCTCCGCCAACTGGGACTTCTTTTAATGAGTGGACTCCTAGGATAGTATTAAATACATATCCATGCAGTACAACCACAATTAGTAATACTAAAAGAGATTACTACTACGATTGTTTACCTGATACGCCAGTAAATAGTTATCGTCATACAAATTATTATTCAGCAACTCCAGATGTAGGTACTCAATTATTAAACAGTACTACATACAAGCCAGTAACATTTATAGCAGGATGGTATAGAAACTCAACTTACGCATTCAACTTAAACTCAGCAGGGGTAGTTATAGAAAGAAGACTATTAGCTTGTTCAGAAGCTGGAATCCCTGTATTAACAGCAGAAACTTTTAATATAGAAAATGGAAGTGATGTTGAGTTTAAGATAGTAGCAACGAATAATCCATATAAATATAGGATAACAAGCGTGTACACGGATGTGTCTGTATTAGGCGGAACGACAGGTGGAAGTTGGGACTATACAGATACAGAGGGGGCTACTAGTATAGTTAATGTGGGGATAGGAGAGACCGTTATCGTTGCGGGTAACTACAGTACGTTTACTCGAACTAGAGGAAGCGACTCAACGATAGTAAATGGAGGCCAAGCAGCATTAGATGGGATATTTGTGACGGATGATGGTGTAATAAAAATAGGCTCAGATGTAGGAGGGACATTTAGCGCTGTTGTGGTCGCAACAAACTGCGTAGGGAATAGTGCTAACAGGACATTTACGTTTATTGTTAGTGCTCCACCAGTAGTGCCACCTA